ATGCGATTGCGCGAACATTGACCTGGCCTACGCTGACTTTGCGTGCCATTAGGCGATTGACTCCGCGATGATCTTCCACAGAGACGAATCGCCATACGGGTCGATGATGTCGGTCACATTGAAGTCGCTGCCGCCATAGGAGATTCTGCTGCGCGTGGTGAGCGTGAATGGCTGCCGGATCACGATGCTCAACTTGCGACGGCGCACCGTGCCATCCTGCTCTTGATCCTCTGCCATCTGCTGCTCGGTCACTTCACCCCAGATGGTCGTGCCGTTTGGGTAGGTCTCGATTGCCTGACCGTAGGCATCCTGCGTCGTGGTCGGAGTCGAGATCGTGACCCGATGGCGCAGCAGTCCGGCTCTCACGGCATCACCTCTCCAACGCGCACAGCATCAAGCAGCGCACGCACCGTCAGGTTGAGTGAGTTGGTGGATGAGCCGACCACCTCTGCTTCTCGGTTGGCGTACCAGTGGCCGACCAGCAGCAGGATTGCCTGCTTAGCTGCGGTCGGAACAGTAGTACCTGCGGTGAATGTGACGCGCACCGCATCCTCAATCGGAAGCGTGATCGGCCATGCCTCTGTCGCTGTGGCAACTGGCTTGCGAATGCGTGCGACCGCTAGCCCAGTGACGAGCCGAAAGTCTGTTCCGGATGTCATCGTCACTGTTGATGCGTCGTCCGCGATGTAGGTCATAGACGAGATCGCAGCCACGGCAGAGCGCGGGATGATGATGTCTCCACCAGCGTCCGGGAATCGACTCAACTCAAGTCGCCAACTCGTGCTGATGAGCGTGCAGCCAGTCAGAGCCTCGCAGTACTCTCGACCTGCTGTGATCAGGGCAGTCAGCAAAGAGTCTTCAGTTGATCCATCGACCCGGCAGTGCAACTTCGCTTCGGCCAGCGTAACTGGCTCCGGCGCAGTCGTGCTCAGTCGTGCGAGTCGAGCGGTCGGGTACGGTCGCATGTCGTCGCCTTCTTTGTCTTAAGGACTGCGGTCTCGACAACCTTGACAGCTTCGGCCACCTTGCTCTTGATGAGATCCGCCGCCACCTCGCTTGGCACATCAATGACTTCGCCCTTGCCAGCAAGTTGCGGCACGGGCTGCTTCTGACTGTTGGCGTAGGTCACCAGTGCGGTGTCAAGCATCCTGATCTTCATGCCGTTCTCCTGTTAGTGAAAGACCCCACCGCAGGGTCGCTGCGGTGGGGCCGTGCATCATGACTCAGACTCAGGCCTTGATCTTCAGGTAGCGGAACGCATCGAGCACGCTCACATCCGAAGCGTGGCGGCTGAATGCGAAGTAGCCAGTCTGGTTATCCGCGAGGTAGGTCTCGCGAGCAACCTTCACAGACACCGACTCGCGCTCGCCGATGTGGAAGTAGTCGAAGTTGCCGAAGACACCAGTGATCGCACCGCCAGCGAAGGCGTTGCCGCCGTTGCAGCAGTAGATCGGGTAACCCAGCAGACGATCCGGCTCGCCATCCTGCAGACGACCGTCACCGAGCGACCACGCGAACGGAGCGTAAGAACCGCCGCCGCTGGTCGTGATCGAAGTGGCCTGCAGCAGAGCGCGAATCTTGAAGAACATCGCGTCCGTCATCACCCACGCAGCACCAGCACGATACTGACGAGGAAGTGCAGCGATCACATTGAGCAGATCGTTTGCCACCACGGTGCTGGCAGTTGCGGTCTCAACAGCAGTGATCACGCGAGTTGCGGTGAACGAGAAGATGCCCTTCGGGTTGGGCGCAGTGCCGTTGCCAGTGCAGAAGGCGTTCTCTTCCTTCTCACCCATCGCCTTGCCGAACTGACGCGCAAGGATCGACTCGACATTGAACGCAGGGCCACGGCTCGGTGCATCTGCGATCAGTTCGTTGCTCACCTTGGTGAAGCAGCGCAGGGTACGCGGAGTCAGCACCAACTGATCGAAGGTGCCGGAGTTCTCTGCCAGCGAATCGGCTTCGGTCTTGTAGGTCGCCGTCGGGTAGGCGTTCTCAAAGACCACTTCGGTCTCGAAGGTGCCGAGCGGGATCACATTCGCGATCTGACGCATCACATTGGCCTGGAGACGCTTCTCAACGAGCGTGGTCAGGAACTCGGTGGCGGGCAGATAGCCGCCGTTCGCGTCCGTGCCCTCTGCGAGTGCTCGCTGCTCTTCGTGACGCATATCGTTGATACCAACGCGCAGGTAGCGACCGAATGCGCTGCGATACTCCTCGCTGTCCACGAACTTGCGCAGCGCGTTGCCACGCTTGCCCTCGGTGCGATCCTTGCTGATTGCGTCAGCCCGACGATCCATCGTCTTGGTCGCCAGAGCCTGCGCATCGAGGAAGCGGTAGTGCTGATCACGCATGGTGATCAGTTCGCTCAGCCGAGCGTTCATGCTGTTGTACTGCGCTTCCTTCTCTCCGGTCATGGGCTGTCCGGCTTCGGACATACCCTCAACCATCGACTTCATCATCTCGTAGACCTTGCCGATCTCGTCGGTGATCTCACGGATGCTCATCTTCTTCGTCTCGCCAGTGCTGTCCATCTTCATGCTCCTTGGGGTGTTGAATCAGGCTCCGGGCGACACGAGTGCCCAACCTGCAGTTGATTCCATGAACGATCCAGCTGCGCGATACGCCGCATGGATCACGGTCTGATTGTTGCTCATTCGTGACTCGCTGTCCAGTTTGACTGTCAGTGGCTGATCGAAGTGCAGCCACGCCGTCATATCGACGAGCATTGCCCACGCAGCGCCAGCCTCATTGTGAACCGCAGCCATACCAGTCGAAGTGTGAATCGGGCAGCCGAGGTATGCGGTGTGCCACATATCGTTCGTTGGAGATGCAGCCTTCAAAGCCGATCGCTTCTCCAGCTTCACTGACGACGACAGTTCCTGCTCGCCTCCACCGCCGCCTTCTTCAGCAGGCGCACCGACTGCCCAGTTAGGCGTTCCTCCCTCACCCGGCGAGGTGATCTCACCCGAGTTGTATGCGCCACTGAACTGACCGATGGCGTTGCTCAACGCAGCAGATGGCGTATTGGTCTCACCGATCAGGCGTCGATAGAGGTAGTCCTCTTGACGCACGCCAAGCGTAGACAGCGTGTTGCGACCTTCCTGCGTTCCCCAGTTCTCCGCGCCGCTCGGTGAGAAAATCCAACACGCGCGCTGACGATAGGTGTTGCTCAAGTTGGCCCAGCACTTGAAGCCACTGTGGTCGCTGATGCCAGTAGTCGCACCAGTGCCGATCTTACCGATGTCAAAGTGATCGGCCTCGGTGTAGCGACTGGCGGTGACAAGCGCAGTTCGGATGTCCGTCACGATCTTTGCCGCGACGACCTCCGCGATCTGTCCTGCGAGACGCTGCGCGATGAACGGATACACGGCCGAGTCGGCAAGCAGTTCGTTGCTGACGGTGATGCTGGCGCGATAGGTCGCGAGATCACTGCTATGAAGACCGAATGTTGGATCGAATGCGCTCGCGTTGCTTGCGGCTCCTTCAGCCACAGTCGCAATCGAGCCAGAAGTCGCAGTCGTCGCATACGGGTAGATCATGCCGCGAGGGCCAGTCGCTCGCGAGATGTAAGACATCGGGAAGGTGTCGTACAGACGCAGCCACGCCATCTCTGCGATTGCGCGTGGTGCGAGTTGACCGTTGCCGCTGTTAGACAGTGCCATTGATGGATCCCTTCAGATTCGCCAGCGGTGGAACCACGAGGAACCTCCGCAGCTGGATTGCGTTCTGCTTCGTTGTCTGCTGCATCAGGAGCGTCTCTGCACGCTGCTTGGATCGCGTGGCGATGCGTGCAGTTGGATTCGCAGGAAAGGCAACGATGCTGACTTCGTGCAGTTCAAGATCGCGAATCTCGCGGTGCATACGGCCATCGCGCAGTTCGATTGCGTCGTCCTTCACGATGAAGCCGAAGGACATTGAGTCAAGCGTTCCAGTCTCCACGAGCGTAACCGCGTCGCGGCCTTCCTGCGTGTCGATAGGGCTGATGATCACTCGCAGACCATGCTCATCAACAGCAAGCGTGAGGCTTCCGTTGGTCGTGCGTGCAATCGGGCGGCCAGGATCATGGCTGATCAGCGCGAAGACATCTGGCTTGGACAGCAGCGTCGCGTCGAATGCGCTGCGGCTGATGGTCTCGACCATTCCATCGACTTCGTAGGGCGTATCGAATGTTGACGCATAGCCCGCCAGCGAAAGTCTGTCGCCAGCATCTGCACCCTGCTTGCGGAGTTCAATCGTTCGCGTGGATCGGTATTCGATGTCCATGCTCACTAGAGTAGTGGCTTCGCGTGTGATTGCAAGGTCTTCAATCAGCCTTCGCCTTGAGCCGATCCACGATGGACTTGCTCCAAGTGAATCCTGCGTCTCCACCCCACAACGCCCACGCGATGCGACCGTTGCTCGGGAACCCGTCCTCGCTTGGTGTGAAGCCTGTGCCCTGCTTGTCCACCTCGTGCCGAGCGAAGAACGAGTACATCCGCTTCACAGTATCGATGGGCAGGCTCTTGCCATTGACGATGTCGCGAGCACGAGCGATTCCGACTGGAGTTCCGCCGCGCTTGAACTCAGAACGCCAAGCGAGTCCACGCTTCGCTTCTTCGATCATTCCAGCTGTCGGAGTGAAAGACTTGGCTCGCTCTTGAGCGATGCCGCTGTCTGTCTCATCTGGCATATCGTCTGGCATTGCGTTCGGTGGCGCAACCTGTGCGCCTCCGAATCCGTTGCTAGCGGGAACCATGTTGACTGGCTGCAGATACACATCGCCCAACTCGCCGATGCTGTTGCGACCGATCTCTGCACGAATCTCATTGACCGACAGGAAGCCGAACTGCCGACCGACGCTGAACGCCTGATAGCGAGTCATCATGTCACTGCGAAGCAGTGCGTCGAAACTGATGTCTGTTGAGTAGTGCCCAGCCTCATCCTCGCGGAACAACTTGCGCAGTGCTTCCGCCTCAAGACGAGCGGCCCACGACGACAGGCAGTTGCTGACCCACTCTCGATTAGCCTGCTCTGCGCTGCTGTATGACTGCTTCGATCCAATGCCAACGACGCTCGGAGGCACGCGATAGATGCTGCAGATCTCCTCGCGTTGAAACTCACGCGACTGCAGCCACTGCGAATCCTGCGGCGACAGACTGATGGCTTGCCACTTGAGTCCTCCCTCAAGCACCGCCACGCTGCCAGCCTGCGTCGCACCACGCATACGAGCTTCCCATGACTCGCGAATGCGTTGCAACGCATCGATGCTCAACTCCTTGTCGGTCACCAGCGCACCGCTCGGTCGACTTGCATTGCGGTAGTACGAAGCACCGAATGTTTCTTGTGCGAGCGCAAGGCCAATGGCCTGACGAGCGAGACTCACTGGCGAATATCCCAAGATGCCATCTGGCGAGAGCCACATCAGGTGGAAGACATCGTGCGCATCGAACACCGATTCGCCCTCGCTGCCACTGTAGATGTATGCAATCTGACCAGCTCCAAGACGGATGACCTGCATCAGATCTGGCCGCATGTAGTGCAGTCCAATCGGCCTGCCAGCAGCGTCTCGTTCAATCAGGCTGTATCCGTTGCCCGTCAAGCACGCAGACATCAACATGAGTTCTCGCCACACAAGTGCGGTCGTGTCCTTGTTCGCTGCACGCGACAACAGGCGATGCACAGGATGCTCCTGCGCCACAGTCCTGCCGCCACCTTCATGCTTCATCACGCTCCAAGGAAGCTTGGCAAGCTCAGTTGAGATTGCCTGCACGCACGCATTCACGGTGGTGCAGTTCATCGCCGCCTGCGGCGTGATTGGCTGTCCGGTGTCAGAATACAGACCCGTGTAGATCTGAGAACCAGACAGTGGAACTCCGGGCTGCGTCGTTGACTTGAACCTTCGCTTGAGCCAGTCTGTCAGAGCCATATCAGTCCTCGCTTCTCGTATGGGCTTGCAGCCATCTTCTCATCGTGCAGGCTTGCGCTGATCGCCACGACAGATGCGACAACCGGATCGATCTTCTCGACCGACCTGCGCTTGCTTGGGCGGGAGTTGCCAGCGAAGTCCTGCTCAACGACAGTGTGGCTCATCGCCCATGAGAGTACCGGATTCGTGTCGTGTCGCAGAGTGTGACCTACAACACCTCGTTCCCACATCTTGGTAGGCGTTGAAAGATTCAGGTAGGACTGCGGCACTCGGACGACCTTGAGGCCAGCATGATCGAGTTCATTGCCGATGTTCTGCGCGTTGTACGGGTCGTACCCGATCATTCGCACCTTGTGCCTCTTCGCGATCTCAAGCACCTGCTTGGTGATGTATGCGTAGTCTGTCGTGTCACCGGGCGTGAGCGTCAGCCAACCTGCCTTCGACCAGTCGAGATACGGCACGCCATCGCGACGAGCGCGAGCGATTGCTCCCTCCTCTGGCGCGTATGACCAGCACTTGACATACATGGACTCGCCATCGATCCATACCGCACTGATGCAAGAGAGATCGCTTGTCTGACCGAGGTCGAGGCCGAGATAGCAAGGCAACTGCTCGAGCGCTGACTCGTCTATCTGTTGCCCACAGGCATCCCAGTCAGACATACGAAGCCATCGTTCTGATGCAGTCACATGCTGACACAGGTAGTAGGTTCTGAATGGTGTTTCATACGACGGTTGATCCTGCGCTCTCTTCGCTTCTGTCGTGTACCACTCTTCTTTCACCGTCACTCCGAGGCTCGGATTCGCCTTCGCCCAGGTCTTAGGATCATCCCACGCGTCTTCTGTATCTGCGTAGAACAGTCCGGGTAGGAAGGAAGGGTTGTCGATGACTCGCTCACAGACCTTCTGCGCGTATGTGAACATATCGAACTCAAGAGACTCGCGAAGCGTGCCAGCAGTTGTGATGCTGACCATCATCGGTTGCCTGCGCGATCCCATTGAAGTCATGACAGCTTCCCAGAGTTCACGCCTGTTCTCCATCGCGTGAATCTCGTCGGCGATACACGCAGACACATTCAATCCGTGTGCGCCCGGTGCGTCACTAGAAAGCACCTTGTACAGCGCGTGCGTTGACGGAGCAACGATACGAGACTGATAGAACTCAACTCGTTCTCTCATCCGCTCTTCTTGCTCAATCATCCTCTTCGCGCGACCGAAGCACAGTTTCGCCTGCTCTCGGTCGCGAGCGATTCCGACCACTTCAGGCGTTGGTTCATCATCGGCAAGCAAGTGATACAGGGCTAATGCCGCTGCGAGTTCTGTCTTGCCAGACTTGCGAGGCACGAGCAGGTGCGCCTGTCTGTATCGGCGCGTGCCATCAGGGCGCAGCCAGCCATACAGGTTCCCGACAAAGCATCTCTGCCACTCCAGCAACTTGAACTGATGCCCAGTCTTCTCACCCATCGTGTGCTTGCACATTGATTCGATGAATCGAATCGCGTGCTCTGCTGCAGCGTCACTCCAGATGGCGTCTCCAGCTGTCGCTATCGCGTCATACGATGGAAGCTTGTTGAATCGCTCTGGCCCACTACGAGCCGCCGACTTGGACGCTCGCGATGCGGCTGAAGATGTTGTCGGTCGCTTGCGCTTCGCCATTCATCAATCTCGCTCTCGCTGATGGAGTCATACCAAACTGAGCAAGCAGACGCTGAACCATCAGGCCGTACTCAAGATGCATCGTCACATATGGATTCCGCCTGAAGCTCACAACGGTTCCTCCGGCATCTCTGATCGGAAGCACAAGTCCGAGTCTGGCAACCTGCTCCGCTGCCTTCTTCCACTTGGCAAGGTAGTCGGCCAACTGCGCAAGAGCGATCGCATCAACATCGGCAAGCACGCGCATCGCTGAAAGAGTGTGCGTGATGCCAGCCCACTCTGCCTTCGCGTCATCCGGTAGCCATTCCGGCACGGCTGGCATGGCGTTCGGAAGGTCAAGACCCTTGCCCTTGCGGCGACGATCACCAGCGAGTGCAGCAAGAGCGTTCGGCTTCGGAGGCCTGCCGTTGATCATGCGAAACCCTTGTTCATGAACGCTGGTTCTTCACGGTGCATAACTAGGCTTTCGATCATCACGCGTGGCGCAGCAGGACGCTCTGTGGCGCGTTCTGTGTGGCTGTGAGGCCTTGGCTTCATCGGTCGGCTCAAATGCACTGCAGGCAATCGTAGTGGCTGTGGGCGGGCGAAAGCCAAAGTTCTGCGCATATGCGTGCGCAAGAGGCGTGCCCGGTGTTTTAGCACTCAGAAAAAACTTTCATCACCCCATTCCCCCTACTTCAGAACGATGCTGGTGAAGGACAGATGACAGAAGGCTTGATACGACTGTTCATACGAACATCAAGTCCTCCGAAGGACTTCTTCGCCACCGTCTTACAGAGTCCGGGCCACGCAGCCGCGATCGCCTTCGCATCTGCAATGTGAAGTGCCAACCTGTTCTCATGACCTAGGCCTGCCGTTCCGCCGCCACCGTCCTTGAAGTACTGCGTCTTCGGAACGACCCTCTCATCACGCAGCACAGCACCATCACGAATGAAGTAGCGAATGCTGGACTCCACATCATCCTTGTAGTTCACGGTGGGCAGCAGCGAAGCATCAGAGCCGGCATCTGAGATGAAGCCATGGAAACATCCAGAGCAGAAGCGCAGTCCTGCTACTACAGCGTTCTGCATGAAGAAGGCATTCGCTGCTGGATAGATGCTCCACATACGCACTCGCGATTGCACAGACAGCTGGAACATCTGGTGCGTGTATGCGTGCAGATCCTTGATAGGAACGAGTTGCTGCGCGGTGGCTGCGACCATGATGTCGATCAGGTCATCATCACAGTGCAGTACCCACTGTCCTGCCGGATAGTGCTTGCGATAGGTGCAGACCACGCCGCGAATGCCCGGTTCCTGCTGAACCACGATGTCGCCGCTGAAACCGTTCAGCGTCCTGTGATAGTTGTCGCGCTCTGCTTCGCTTGCCACGAAGAGCGTGATCGCTTCTGTGTTGAAGCCATGCCGCTGAAGCAGCTTCAGAGTCTTGCTCTGCAGCACTTCTGCTCGCTGATAGGTCTTGATAGCGATCTTGAGTTCACGAGTCATTCTGCTTGCCCTTCTTGAGTTTGCGATGAATGGGGCGAATGACCTGTTCATTCAGCCTGACAGCCCTTTCGATCTCTGAACGCTTTGACCTCTGTCGGATCAACTCGTCTGTGATGTGCTCGCAGTTCCACATCTGCCTCAGAGCGTAATACACCACGGTGAACCGCATCGCGTTCGGAGCCTGCAGTTCAATCGGTGTGACTCCGTGCAGCAAGCCCTGACCGTCGAACAGCAAGAGCGACCTGTCTGCGATCTCAAATCTGATGTTCAGTTCAGGCACGCACAACTGACCACCACCGATATCAGACTTGAACCCAAGCATCGCGCTGCAACAGTTGTTGAAGTTGCCAGAGTCGAAGTGGTACTGCAGCGGGTTGTTCCTGTTCACGATGCCACTGGTGAACATTGAGCTGCCGAGACGGAACTCTGCCTTGACATTCCCCTCTGTCAGCGCACGGTGCTCTGATGCGATCTCGGGCATGGAAGCCTCGTAATACTTCGCTACGACCTCTGCACCTGCCGCGATCACAGCGTGCTGCCTTGGCTGCTCTGCTGCGAAGGAAGCTGCCCTACAAGGATGCTTCCTGAGTTCGTTCCGTGGAGCGAAGCCGAAGATCCTGCTGTTCGTGACCAGTCCACTGGTTCTGATGTCCTTGACCGTCTTGACCTGTGGCAGTGCTGCCCTGATCTGATCAATCGCAGGATCCTTCAGGCCGGAGTAGTAAACGGCCACGATGCGCCCGGACTCAACGACAGTCGTGGTCTCTGAGATAAGAGTGTCGCAGTCCTCTTCGCGCGCTCCGCGCTTGAAGTCGTTCAGGTCAATCGCTCTGCGCGACACGGATAGAAACTGCATGGCCGTTCTTCTCCAGTAGGTGAGCAATCACTTCTGAGTTGTCTGACAGCCCGTGCTTATCCGCGTAGTCTGCCAACGCGTCGTAAATCAGGTTGTATTGCTCCAGGTTGTACACCAGAACGATCTGCTTGAGCACGCGCGACGCATACGCGTCGTGATCGAAGCGAGGCTTGTCATCTTCCGGTTCAACTGTGGCAGCGAACTGCATGGCATCCAACTCATCGCCAGTGAACCCCACGAACGAGAGCAACTCTGCGTCGAACGAACGCAAGGTTGCCGCGAGCTCCTCTTGGTTCCACTCCGAGAACTCTGCGCTACGGTTGTCTGCAATCGCGTACGCCCGAGCCTCTTCACCAGTCAGTGTCGTTCTGACGATGTCGATCTCTGTCCAGCCGATGCTTTCAGCAGCGGCTACCAGACCATTGCCAGCGATCACGACACCATCTGAAGTCACGATTGGCTGGCGTTGCTGTCCGAACCGCTGAAGGCTTGACGCAATCGCCTCAAGACTCCTCTTGCCGTGCTTCCGCAGATTCTGCGGATCGAGTTGCAGGTCACTGATCTGCACCCGCTCGATCTGCCTGTGTGCCTTTGCCGTATCCGCTGCGCTTGGCGCGTTCTGTTGATCTGAACGCTTCAATCCAGCGGCTGTGTCTTCCTGCTTCTTGTTCTTGCGTGGCATCTGTGTTGATCTCCTCTATCTCGCAACCGTAGCACTCAGCGAGCCTCCTCGCAAGCCCACTGTCATCAATCACGATTGACACTGCGTTGCTGCTTATCAACCCATGCTTACACGAGCGAGCGATGCCTTCTACTGCGGCAGCTGTCAACTGATTCGCGACATCCATCGTGACCTTCCCTGCCAGACTGAATCGCATTTCAATGCCGTTCAGGTTGCAAGGTATCGCGCTTCTCAATGTAGGCCAGGTCACCTTCAGCAGACATGGAACAGCCCGTGCCATCTGTGCGTTGTCTGCCGGAGTCTTGATCGCATCATGACATCGCTTGCAGAGCGGCATCAGGTTGTCTGTGGCGTGCGTTCCGCCTTCAGCCAGCGGCAATATGTGATCAACGACGGTCGCTGGCTCAACGCGCCCTGCTGACAGGCACAATCTGCACAGCGGCTCTCCTTGTCTTGTCTGCTTGCTGAGGCGTTGCCATCGCGAGTTCCTGCGGCTACCGACGCTCTCATGCTTCCAAGGCATCAGTCCACCCGGAACTCTAGCGATGCGATCTTCACATTCACGAACGATGCAGCGCCCATCACCTTGGCACAGTGCATACAGACCACCTGTGCATCGTCTTGCCACGCACCAGCGTCTGTGAGAGCATCCATCACTGCCTTCGCCAGATTGTCTATGTCTGGCTTCTTCGTTCTCCACTGGTTCATACCAGACCGAGTCTTCGATTCAAATGAGAACAGCAACTCAAGGCGAACCGGGCCTTCCATCGCGCCGACCTTCTTGATCTCTCTTTCCACGCAGACATGAATCGCCTTCTTCCACTCATGCACTGCGTGATCCTTCGGCAGATACATACGAGCGAAACCACCACGGCACGAAGCGCGGTGGCGCGGCTGTGCGACAGGTGTTCCCGGCACTCGGAACTCTAGTCCAGTTGATCGATCAGGCATCGGATCCTCGCGCGTATCTGGTCTACATAGACGAGCCGCTTGTTCCTCTTACGGTGATGATCGATGATGTTCAGCAGGAAACGCAGTTCCTCATCGACCTTGCACAGTGATCGGATCCAACGCTGACACCGACGCTCGCACGCTTCGCGCTTGGCTTCGCACTCTTCGCATTGCGGGTCGATCAGCACGCCGTGATGCTACCGACAAAAACAAAAAAGGCCCACGGCGCATGACACGCCGTGGGCCTTGCTTACCATCCTCTGGAAGATCGCACTAACCACGCCAACTCTGCTGCAGTACCACCTGAAACCATCCACGCTCGCAAGTCCTTCACACCGGGCGGAGGTGTGACGATCGTGCAGTTCTTGCATCGCTTGCGCAGGTCTGAAGCCAGCATTCGCGCACCGTCCATTCCGGCTGCGTCACGGTCTGCTACCAGAACCACAGACTTGCCACGACAGATAGCCTCAAGATGCGTTGTACAAGACTTCGCTCCGGGCCTCGCTACTGCATTGAAGCCCCATGATGCTGCTACGAGGGCATCAGACTCCCCCTCTGTCACGATGAGCTCTGGCAGAGACTTGTCGAAAGTCCTTGCGTAGATGAGCCCGAGGCGACTTCCCTTCATGCACCACTTCGCCCCGTCCTTCCCACGCAACTTCACTCCGCATACGCACCCACTCGGGTCACGCATGGCGAATGCCCAAGCACCGAAGTACATCCCAAGTTCAATCCACACAGGGAAGTCAATCGGCTTCATTCCGAGTGCCTCTGCTAGATGAACATAGTCAGCAGTCGTGACTCTGTCTCTGCACTTCTGCCACTCTTGCTCCATGTTGACCTTGACCTCATCTGCAACTTTCCTCGTGACAGCTGCTGTCGCGAGTGATCCAGATGCCTCTGACTTGTGATGAAGCCACCCAGCGTCTCCAATCCTGCGATCACTTTCAACTCTGGGGCAGATGACTATGCCACGAACATCGTCTATCAGGCACCACGACTGCCGCTGATGCAGGTGCTCGCAGACCCAGCACGGATGCAGTCGCGTTGCCTCCTGACCATCGAAGGTGACCTCTCCTGTGCGCTTGTCCACCAGTTGGAACGACCTCATCGATCCTCCTCCGCGTGGTTCAAGGCGTTGAGTTCGGCGTGTGCATCTTGCAATGCCTTTGCCAATGCGTTTCGCTCATCGCGCACGCACTTCAGATCGGTCTTCAACTCTTCGATCTCAATCACCAGCAGCGCGTTTCGCTTGGCGAGTTGCTCTGTCTCATCATCGAGTCGCTTGAGCTCATCTGATGTCTCGACTCTGAACTGACTCCACACGCACGCTAAGCAACAGCAGTTCGTGCGGTGTTTCTTGTGTGTGTGTTCCTCGCTCATCGCTTCTGTCCTTTCACGATTGCTCGCACTTCGGCCGCGCTGACCACGCTACTTGGGTTGGCCCAGATGCACCCCGCGGTATTGACATCTCTGCCATCCGCATCAATCGGAGAGAGCAGCCAGTCTGCCTCCATGCCAGTGCCCTTGACGAACTCATAGGTGCTGCCGTGACGCACAACACGCGCACGAACGAACACCAACTCTCCATCCTTGAATCGATCCTGTTCAGGCATATCGGTTTACCTTCCTGCCCTTCTCGGGCTGCTTGCGTTCCATTCTCACACGCTTCACAAAGTCCAACTGCATCGACACACGATTCCATTCTGCACTTACCACGGTCAGCACGCCAATCACTTCGCCGCGCTCGTCCATGAACACGATCTGCTCGCCGTTGCGGCGAGTGAGTACGAGGCCTTTCATCGCTGCACCTGCTTCCCTGCCTTCAGCGCGTCTATCGCTTCGCTCGCGCTGCGCCGAGTGAAGTCACTGGGATCTAGCCCGTTCTTCAGCAGCACCCACGCCTGCGCTGGAGTCGGCGTGTTGATCGCAGCATCAATCAATCTGCTGGCCTCGCGCCTCGTCAGCAACTCTGGAATGTCCACCTTCAGACGACGCAGGACGGTCAACTGCTTCTCACTCGCTGGAACTCCGTTCGCCCAAGCAGCTTCTCTGTGAGGAGCCAGGTCGATCAACTGAAAAGGGTCAATCAGTTGCGACTTGTATCCGGCCTTCACTACGAGGCCTTTGCGAGTCGATGCTTCACGCTCCTTGACTGCCTGCACTTCCGCTCTGGTCAGGATCTCGAGGACATCAACTTCGGCAGCGTGCGCACCGCGATCAACTACTTCATTCGCGATTCGCCCTGCGTGTTCATCTGGGTCTTTGCCAGCCAGTGCATCAGCAACATGGACAAGGCGGTGTCGCCCTGCGTTGCCACAGAAGTCAAGCACGGTCACGCCGTCCTTCGCGCTGCCTGCAATGGCCTCGCGGCGCATCGATGCCTCTGCGATGCCATCGACGGTGCGAGGTAGGGGTCGCGTGCCTCGCCCGATCATCTGGCAGTACAGCGCACGCGACTTGGTCGGTCGCATCATCGCGATGATCTGCACGCCCTTCCGATCCAGTGCAGCGTCGTCCCATCCCTCCGTCGCCACCCCCACATTGACAAGCCATTGGTATCGACCCTCAGCGAAGCCAGCGAAGAGTGACCGACGCTCATCTGTCGGAGTTGCTGCGCACACGAACACCGCACTGCTCGGCTTGTGCCTGTTCACGATCTCTGTGATCCGCTCTGCGTGCGCGACGCTGCTCGCGAAGATGATGCCGCGCCTGTCACCAGCGATCTCAAGAGTCGGGTACACCATGCCATGCAGGTTCTCTTCGTACTGCATCACGCTATCCAAGTCTGCGCCGTTCAGGTCGCCAGCTGTCGTGCGACATGATGAGTAGTCAAGAGAGGTGACGCTGACCAATCGCTGGCGAATGGGCACAAGCCACCCCTCTTCAATGCCTTCTCGAATGCCGAACTCGAACGCGGTCGAGTCGAACACAGATCCAAGTGCTGCCTCATCTGCACGATCAGGCGTAGCCGTCACTCCGAGGACGCGGCATCCGCCTTGCTTGAAGTGCTCAAGCGTCTTGCGGTACGAGTCGCCTACAGCATGGTGCGCCTCATCGATGATGACGATGCCGAACTGCTTCGGGTTGAACTTGTGCATTCGCATCGATCCATTGCGACCTGCTGTCTGTGTCTGAACACTCGACACGATGACTGGTGCGCGATAGAGCGTGGACTCACGGGCACGCAACTCTCCCATCTCAATCTCAACATCGCACCCGGCCACGATGCCAATCTTGTGCGCGGCCTGATGAATCAACTCGGCCCGATGCGCCAGCACGAGTGCTCTCCTGCCAGTGCCAGTCATCATGTATCTACGAATGATCTCGGCAAAGACGATCGTCTTGCCCAGTCCAGTCGCCATCACCACAAGTGTCGATCCGCCTAGACGCATCGCATCCATCGCGCTGCTCACTGCACGCTCTTGGTAGTCACGGAGTTCCATACTGTGTCTCCTGCTTGAATGAGAAAGGCCATCCCAACGCGGGATGGCCCATGTGTGAAAGTCTTTCGCAGCTGCTTACTCGCCACGCATCTTCTTCGGGATGAGTTGCCACTGCTTCTTGCTGACCCATCCGAGCATTCTGCAAGTCTCGCATCGCTCACCGTTGCACAGTGGGCAGACCTTGTGCGGACGAGCAGAAGTCAATGCGCTCGCGGCATTCGACAGATCAGACAGCACAGACTGCGCGTTGATGTACGAACCAGATGCTGATTGAGTCAGAGCCTCAACTGATGCAGATGCGTTCGCCACGAGAATCACCGCAGCATCAATGCTCGCTGTCGCATCTGCCATGTCGTCCTGCAGCGTGCGTGCTTTCGCCACCTTGCGTGGTGCTTGCTGCACCTTCACTGGCTCTGCGTTGTTCGCAGCGTCCACCTCCTGCATGGCAGCGAAATACGCCGACACCATGGACTGACTGACTCCGCAGTGATTCGCGATCTGCTCGTATGTTGCTTCAGGACACGCAGAAAGAGCCAGCGTCACAGCTCTTGCCTTGTCTGCGTTCGTGCGCCGCAGTCCGTGCGTCTGATTCACTGCTGCCGCAGACCACTGCGCATCCGCAATCGTGCTGCCATCGACCACCACGCATTCAATGGTCTTCAGGCCCAACTGAGAAGCAGCCATCACGCGATGCCAGCCATCGATGATGATCATGCGACCATCAACCTTCATCACCTCGATTGGAGGGAACTGCGCTCCTGACTGCATCGCTTCCGCGTATTCCTCGACGCTCGCTGCCCTGATTGCAGTCCTCGCTTGTGCATCCGGCTCCATGCTGAGTGCTTCCAACTTCATCTCTGTTCGGTTCTTCATCGCAGTCCTTTCAGTGTTGCTGTGGTGAGGGAGCGCGACCCAACAAGGGTCGCAGTCCGTTGCCGTTGGCTTCGGTCGCTGGGCATCAGTTCACCATTTCGCTGCTCGTGTCAGCAGCCACCGCATGATGCCTTGAGTGCGTGGCTCGCGCCACGGGGCAAGGTAGGTCGCCTGTCCTTGCCTCTCGCCGCGCTAACGAACGCACGGCCACGATCGACTTGACTGGAACGCTGTCGGTGCGTTGCTCGTTCACCCGCAGGTGTCGCGCCCTCCGAGCGTGGGCGATGAGTTGAGCGTGGAATGATAACCACGCATCAAAGCAGGCTTGTGAATGCCACCCATACACCTTCGTGCATGAGTGGCGAAAGCAGTGTTATGCACACTGCAGAAGCATGGTTCAAGAAACAGGCTTTGAGCCTTGCGCTGCGATCCACTTCTCAATACGCGGCATGAGTGAGAGCGGCCAAGTGTGAACCTCGGGGCTTGGCAATGGCACGCCTGCCTTCACCATCGCAGTGTGCAGCATGGCAAGCGTCGCGCCTGTCACCTGCACTCGCTGTCGCAGGGCTGCTGCGCCGTCCAGCCCGATGCGCTCCTCGGGCTTGGTGTTCGCTCGGTCGTCACGCGCGTCCATCTCTGGAGCCTTGACCATCTGCTGCGCATCATCTTCCTTCGGAACCATGAGCAGGTCACGCAGGAAGTAGCCGAGGCTTGAAGTCAACGCAGTCGCAACTGCCTTGTCCTCGCCCTTGCCACTCTGACCGACCAATGGGAACGGACACCTGCCCATAGTGATGGTTCCGTTTGGGTGATGAAGCGAGAACTCGCTCACAACGAAACTGCCATGCTCGTTCCGAACGATGTCCCACGCACGCGTCAGTGCGAGGCCAGAACTCAGAAGTGCTTCTCGGCACGCACCGATCATGTCCTCTGCACTCGTGTAGGCGTACCGCTGATTGCCGAAGGCAACGCGCGAGTCCTTCACGACGCGAGCCATCGCAGCTTGCGCAGCGATCAGTCTCCACTCCCATGTCCGGTTCATGTCGATCTCTTCCTTGAGGTCGATGGCGTGCTGGTTCGGCGCATTCATTGCGTCCACGATCTTGTCCTTGGTGCGTGTCATGGTCAGTCCTTCTTCTTCCTGATGTCGATGCGCTTGTACCCGGACGGCACAACGAAGCGTGAGGCCAGGTCAGGATGCTCTGCCTCAAATGACTTGCGGTCAAATCGGTCAGTCGCCACATCGGTGACTGCGATTGAGTACGGCCCAGTGCGACCTCTGCGATGACTGCCGAGGTGCTTCAGTAACTCTGACTTGGCTGCCTCGTACTTCCGTTCGGCAACATCCAACTCGCGCTTGAGCGTCTCTTCTGCCGTGAACAGATGAAGGTGATCGCTCATGTCCTTCTCGTCGTCGATGCGCTCCATGGTCTTGAGCAGGTCGATTGATGCCGACTCTGCAGGCGGGACATCTTCAACGATGTGCCTGCCCCACCATGCGTCGATGCGATCCATGAGGTACTCGGTGAAGCCCGAATCGAACTCTACGCGGTACAACTTGAAGTGCAGTCCATACGAACCGACAAGACATCCAACATGGGCAAGATGAGAGCTGCTGCAGGCCATCTGATACGACACCTGCACCTTCACAGACATCGGCACCTGATCTGTGCCCTCTGTGCCCCACTCATCTGCCATGCCAGTCGTCTTGATCTCAACGATGTCACTGCCTCGCCTCGCCTCTCCGACCATGCCATCGATGTTGGCGCGGAAGTGTGGACGATGCCCGACGAAGGTAGTGCTTGGTCGAACAATGCGCGTGCCAAGTCGCTCGCCTGCTAGTTGCAGTAGAGTCGGCTCAAGCACCTGCCCGAGACGCATCGCGTTGTTCGTGACTGGCGAATGCGCTCTTCCGGTCTTCATCAGCCATAGGTCATATGGTGTCTGCCAGCGATTGCATCCCATGATGGTCGCCGCCTCGCTGCTGCCAATGCCCTTCGCCCTGTCGTCGCGTTGCTTGTCTGTAATCACTTGTCTCCATCCTTTCCGGGCTTGATGCCCTTGCGTGGTCTACCGTTCTTCTTCGGACGCAGTTGTGACACCTGCTCCTGCGTCCAGAGCCTGCGTCCACCGATGACTGTCGGCAGCACATTCCGGGCTGCCGACAACTGGCTGATGCGTCCAACAGAAACACCGAGTATGTCTGCGACCAACCGTGTTGGAAGCAGGTCGGGAACATGACTCATCGTGAACCTCGCACTTCTCGCAGCTGCGCTCCGATGCGTCGTGCCTCTCGCCGCCACCATTCACGCGATGCAGCACCGACATCACCGCGATAGATCCATGTGATGCCTCCATCGCGTGACTCTGATGCGACATACCCGCGACCGTATGGGTCGCCGTTGCTACGAAGTTCTAACACCACCTTGAGCGGTCGTCGCTCTACTGATTCTGCTTTCATACACAGTCCTTTCTTGTTTGGTAATCTGTCTTCATCGCGTCCTTGCACGCAGGGGAGGCGGTCGTGTCGGCGGCCGCCTCCCCACTCACAGTCAATCTTCAACGCCACCGACATCGAGCACGCTGGCCTCTTCAGCGTTGCCCACGAACCCATCCAACAAACCGATGAGGCGACTCGTGCGCTTCGGGCTTGCCATCGGCGATGGCTTCTGCTTCTCCACCTCCGTGAAGGCGTTCAGCAGTCGCCACGCGGTCGGATCACCGAAGGCAGGGTCTTCGTCGCGGCAGCGCACAGCCAGTCCGCCCGGGCCGTCCTCGCGTCGCCACTCGCGCAGCACATGAGGCAACGCCTGCGGTGTGATCGCACGCCGATCCATTGCGCGAATCATGAAGTCATGCACCTGATCCTCACTGTCGATCACGAACTGCTTGTAGGACGCGATGCGATCCGCCTCAGCCTTCATGCCCTGAACCATGTTGCCGAATGCACCAGAGACGAGTCCTGGCATATCTCGCTCAATGAAGCGAGTGTGCTTGCGTGCGAAGCGGAACACAGACTTGCCAGTGCCACTGAACGCAAGGTTGTCGCAGACGAACACGCGCGACCCAAGGATCGCCTCTGCTGCGAATGACTTGTCGTGTGCGTTGCGGATGCCAAGAACCCACTGGTAGGTTCCATCCGTCTCAAGGCATGACTCGTCGCTCGGGCCATACGGACGCTTGATTGCGAGCAGGCCGAAGTAGCGCAGGCCATCACCGAGCAGTGCGTGCGCCTGCTCCGTTACAGTCCACCCGAGGTCAGCGATCGTCTGCTCGACCATGCGCAGAACCATCTCGTGTGCGATCGGGAAGTGCGTGTCCGTTGCATCTGGCGTGAGGACATCGCACACCTGCTGCCTCTCGACCTGATGCGCTCCTGCGTGCAGAACCAACGATGAGTTTCCGATTGCGACCATGGGTCGCTCCTTGCTGCCGCTGTGCGGCGTTGAATGAAGTGAGTACCTGTCAACGCGACAGGCCAGCACGCCGTCACCGGACGGCGTGCGTGGCTTGCTTCGTTATGGCTTTGGCATCCAGCGATCTCGGTCGACCACCTTCGCATCACGAGTCCGGTGCTGATCCATGTCAATGAACTCCGCACAGCATCCGGGCGGAATGTCACGAACAGCGTCTCGCAGCACCTGCTTCCACAGCTTCACCATCAACTCGGCATCGCTGTAGGAGTCTGTGTTGATGAGGAATGTGCCGAGGTCTGCGAGGCCTTCAATCGTGTCGATCAGGCACGCGCGAAGTCCGAGTGCGTTGTTCTGAGCGAGGCTTGCGGCGTATGCCTCCGCTTCGCTCATAGACTCTGGCAAGATGTCATGCACGCAGACCAACTTCAACTTCTCAGCATCAGTGGTGATCGGTGCCATCTCAAAGTCCCACTTCAGCGTCGCAGCCATCTCCGGAATGCCAGTCTGCACCAGTTGCGCGATGCCTTCGCGACGCGCGAACAACAGCTTCTCGCGATCAACTCGCTTCCTCTCGCGACCGAAGCCATACTGATTGAACTGCGTGCTGACCATCTGTTCCTTGCTTGCTACCATGTGACAATCCTTCTGCCGCATTGCGGCGTTGTGTAGTGAACATCCTGCACGATGCAGGCCAGCACGCCGTCACTGGACGGCGTGCGTGGCTTGCTTCGTTACTCGCCAGCAAGTTCTGCAGATCGCTTGTCGAGCCATCGCTTCGCAGCGACATCGAGCGGCTCAAGCACGACCAGCGGTGGATCCCATCCGAGGTCGCGTGCGATCTCTGTTGGGCTGGTCGCACCGCGCGACAGCGACTGCAGGATGCGCTCGCAGTCCTTGCCAAGTCGAAGCCGACGCAACGCGACCACCGCGTACTCCTCGTTCGCCTTCATGTCCTTCGCCGCCTTGCTGCGAAGGCAGTGCATCAGATGCTCAAAGTGCTTGCTACCCATCATGCGAGGCTCCTTGTCGTGTTGAGTTTCTTGAGTGCCGATCGCAACTTGCGAATGGCTGTTGATTCGTGCGAGCGAACCGCATTGACACTGATCCCGAGCATGGCTGCGACCTGCTCGCTGCTGCGAACAGGCTGCAGGTGCGCACGCCACCAGTCAGGCCGCAATGCGATAGATGGTGCGCAGCACTTATGACTTCGCATTGGTCGCCTCCGTGTTGGTACGAAGCAGTGCGACTGCGAGCGCGGCCACGAACGCATCATTCTTGACCAGACGCTGCGCAAGCACCTCTGCCCATCCCTCGCGCTGTGATTCGATCTGCTCCATGATCTGCTCAATGCAGTCATCCTTGATGTCATCGCCAATCGTCTCGACGATCTCGTCCGTGACATTGCTCACGCTGATGTCATCGATCACGCTCGTGGCAACTTCGGTCTCGATGTCGCTGGTGTTGATGTTCTCAGCGATCTCGCGAGCGATATCTGACTCGTCGACATCTGTGTTCTCGATCAGTGCGTGCCGGACATCTCGCGCAATGCCTTCCAGATCAATCGCATCCATGATGCGCTCGCTGACATCGCTGTGCATCTGGTCGATGTCCATCAGTTCAACGCAGTCATCGATGCAGCACTGCACGAATGATGCGTCAGCGTGCGCCCACATGAATGCTGCGAAGCGGGTCTGCATGGCACGGTACAAGGTGGTGATGAAACGCATAACGATCTCCTGCCGCTGTGCGGCACTAGATGATGAAGTGAGATGAGTGATGATCCTGCGACGATGCAGGCCAGCACGCCGTCTGATGACGGCGTGCGTGGCTTGGGTCGTCACTCCGAGACAGCTGCGATGCGCTTGACCTCGCTCGCACACTCACGCTCAAGTGCCTTGCTCATCTTGCTCAAGAACTGCTTGCGAGTCTTGTTGGACACATTCGTGCTCAGGCCGATGTGATCCGTCAGATCCTGGCGCGTGATGGATGACCAGCCCTCGTCGCTGTAGACGCGACCGATGCACTGCAGTCGCACGAGCCACTCTTCCACATTCTTCGCGCTGATCTCTCCGAGGTCGACTGCCATCGTGGAGAAGATGAGAGTGTGCGTGATGCCTCGCATCACTTCGTCGCCAGACGAGTCCTTGCGCCAGCAGGTGGTCTCGGTGTTGGCGATCTTGCTCAGGTTCCAGTTCAGGCTCATGGCGTGTCCATTCTGCGGCTGTGCCGCGTTGATGTAGTGAGTCCTGCGAAGTTGCAGGCCAGCACGCCGTCATGCGACGGCGTGCGTGGCTTGTCACTTCACTTCGTATAGAACGACAAGAACTCGCGCACGCGGTCCTTGCTGAACACTTCAACGATTGATGCGTTGACTCCCTTCTTAGCCACATACTGATGCACTGTGCAGCATCCGATGTGTTCACACTCGCGGAGCATCGTCCAGAGCAGGTCGTAGCGACTGTGTGCGCGTGCAGCTTCAATCATCTGCTGCAGCAGGTGCTTCATCCAACAGTCAATCGCACCGAGCGCGTAAGCCGTAGTGATCTGGCCGAGCAGGCTCTCGCGTGCTGCGAACCGATCCTGCTCTGTGTAGCCATCCATGCACGACGCTGTGATTCCCATCTGCCGCCACATCAGAGGCAGTCGCTCTGCCAGTTGATCGCGCTTGATGTTCCATTCCAAGTTGCTGTATTCCGTGGTCTGATAGGTTGCAGATGCCTTGTTGGTCTTGCGTGCCATAGTGAATCTCCTTGCGGCGGATGCCGCGTTGATGTAGTGAGTCCTGCGAAGTTGCAGGCCAGCCATCCGTCGCGTGACGGATGGCGTGGCTTGTCACCTCTGCGACGCTGTGTGTTGTATCAATCGCACTTCGCCAACCTGCGAGTCGCGGTGATGTCGAACTTGAGCAGAGCTTCAATGCTCGCAGCAGCTCGTTCTTGTGCTGCGTCTGCCAGCTTCTCAACCCTGTTGAAGATGGCGTCTTCTTGACGGTGACGCTTGTCAGCGGCATCTTCTTCTGCGCCAGTGAACGCACTCATGTACATCTGCCATGCCCTGCGCTCATTCGCGTCTGCCACTGCGAGCCTCTTGACGAGGTCTGCAGCGTTCTCGAATGCTTCGAGCATCTTGACGATTCGGCCTTCGTAAGCCGCGTCGAGTGCGAGGATGCGGCGAGCGATGTTGCGAGTGTCGGACTTGATCTTGCGTGCCATAGTGAATCTCCTTGCGGCGGATGCCGCTCTGATGTGGTGTTTCTTGTTCCGCGAACAAGAACCAGCCAGCCGTCTGACATGACGGCTGGCGTGGTTAGTCTTCGCGTTCTTCCTGTTCGATCTGTTCCTTGCAGGTCACTGCCCGCTCCCAACTGATCGGCTCTGACCTCGATCACGCTGGCGGTACTACTGCTTGGAACTCTGTTCTGCGCTTCGCTCTGCGTTGAAGGGGCGGGTCGTTGCTGTTCGCTATCGCCTGTCCTTCGCTGCGGTGCTCGCGCGTGCTTGTCCGACTGGGTGCTTGCTGCGTCTGAGGGGGAAAGTGGTCGGCTCCACTCGCGTACGAGTCTTGCCGTCAGTCCTGCCTCACCTCGCCGTCCGGAGTCTTCGCTTCACGCTCGTCCGTTCTGTGCGGGGCTGCTCGCCGTTCCCGGTTGCGCTTGTTCGGAGCGCCGGGTGGCGTTGCACTTGGTATCCAGTCGGGATGTCAAAGATCGAACGCAGGACATTGTGGCACAAAACCCTAGCCAATGCAACAGGCTTGTTTATGAGGCTTTTTTCACCCGCTGAAATGCCGCGTCGAACTCCCTGTCTGTGCCTCGCTTCATCGCAACGAACTCACGCACCGTTTCAGGTGCGTCTGATGCGAGCGTAGCCGCTGCCATCTCTGCTTCATTCACCTTGCGCCTCGGGATCCATCCGATAGCAACGCGTATCGCGGACAGCGCACCACTCGCAGTCAGAAGCCATACACAACACGCACCTGCTGCAGCTACAGCGAGCCAGGTCAACATGGTCATCCACGCAGGAACGACATCTCGCACTCCCGGCAGTGCTCCATGTATGTCCGTCACCTCGTAGCGAATCTGCTCGGCCTCGGAGCGCACGATTTGAACATCAGGCGACTCAGAGTCCATTCGATCAGTCGCATCAATGATCGCGTCTGCACTCTCACGAATGCTGCTGGCCTTCTGTGCGATGCGATGCGACGCGCTGCAGCCACTCGCCACCGCAATGGCGAGGGCTGCAACGCAAGCGAGTGGGCGACCAGTGATCACTTGCGTCCGAGCCACTCGGCGACGCGACTCACGGGCACGATGTGCCCCGCGATGTATCCAGCGAGCAGAGCGCCGACACCGAACCACACCGAACCGATCAGGCTTTCCATCGTTGCGAGCATCATGACTTCTCCTTTGTGTTGAGGTTGCGTGTCATACGACATCCAGCAGCGTACAGAGCTCGTGCGATTGCGCCAGCTGTCTCTTCAACTCCATGCTCAGACATATCCGGCTGGCAAGCGTGCAGAACTTCGTGCGTGATGGTATCGATCATGTTCCTTCCAGTCAGGCTACGACGGATCTCAATGAGCGGATGACGACCCGGAGGGAAGTAGCACCTGCCCCAATCCTTGTTCATCGCTCGTGATGGCATGAAGCGAATCGTGTAGCGACGATCTCGGATGCGAACGCTGATGCTCAGGATGCCTCTTGGAACTCGCATTCAAGTCTCCAGATGGAGTTGCCGTTCACCTTCTCAAGGTGCCGCATGAAGAGACGCATCCAGATTGCACCCGTTGGCTTCGGTGGCATTCCCTTCTCGGTCGCCCACCCACCGAACCCATCGCCGTGCTCTTGCTTGTAAGTCCCAGTGCGAACATGGTGCTGCGGCTCAACGGTCACGCGATAGTTGCCGTTGTTCGTCCGCAAGCGATAACGCGCAGTCTGAAGCCACCATCGTTCATGCACATGACCACACACAAGCACATCAGCGTCGGGTTGGAACGATGCTTGCCTTCGCACTCGTAGCGTGTCGAAGGTCATCATGCCTCCGCCGCCGGAGCCATGGAAGTATGCCATCGTGAGAGTGTTGACGGTGTTGGCGACCTTTGTCTTGAACTGAATGAAGCCACCGTAGCCACCAGACAGCACTGGTGCGCCAATGCGTTCGCTCAGGCGTTCCGTCAGTCGCTCTGTGAGGTCAGTCTCTTGGTTCTTCAGCACACCTGTCTCGTGATTGCCACGAGCGATCAACACACAACGATGCGCGAATGGTTCATAGAAGCTGGTCGCATGGCGCACGAGTGAATCAAAGTAGTCATTGGCGATTGCGTGTTCGTCGCGTGTCACACCGTGCTTGGCGCGTCTTGGATCTGCCTTGCCAGCCATTGCACAGAACAGATCACCGAAGTCAATCCATCCTGCGTTGCGCTGCTCGCACTCACGCAGATGCTTGCGCTCTAGTTCGTGGTCGCTGTGCGGGTTGTCATGGTGCGCGTCTGATCGGAGTAGGAACCACTGCTCCCATCCGGCACGCGCATCGCTTTGCATCTCGACTATGTGGATATTGCGCGTCTTCTGCTCGACGCGAAACGGAAGCGGCTTCCTCTTATCGCTTGGCTTCAAGCGTGGCAAGGCGACGCTCCAGTTCCTGAAGGCGTTGTGCCGTGACCTGATCATTGCCACTGAGACTGAGCTGCGCTCGCACGAGATCACTCGTGATCGACTTTAGTTCAGTCAGTTGTCCGCTGTGCTGATCGATGGTCGCGTCCTTGCGACCAATCGATACAGCCAAGCCGCCTAGGCCAAGTGCGAAGACCGCAACTTGTACCCACGATGCGACGGTGCGAGATACGGATGCTGCCGCTTCGGTCATGCTTACAGACTACCTGTCATGCGTTCATGTGTCACGCGGACGCAGCAGCAGCTTCACCTGCTCTGAGATAGGCATTGGCACTGCAGGATGGGGTAGATGCACCATCGGCTGCTCTGCTGACTGCTCATGCGCCTGCTGCTGTGACTGTTCCCACTTCCCTTGCGGGCAGGTAGCAGCGGGCATCGTGGCCTTGATTGAGAGCGCGGCACGCTTGCGACCGCCGCATCCGCACGCATCGCAAAACCCTATCCCACCGGGATCGGTTGCGCCTGCGATTGAATCCTTGCGCTTCGGGCACGCCTTGCACGCATCAAGACGGGCCGTCAGTGCATCCCCAGCGACTGGCCCGTGGACGATTCGGGACACCTCTGCCTTCAGATATTGCGCGGCGCGTTTCACGATTGCGGCGGTGCTGCTTGAACATTCCAGTTCGCATAACTGAAAGTCACTGCAGTTGAGGTCGAGATGCACCCGAATGGTGTGTTACATGGATCAGGACAGTCTTCACATGGACTGACCGTGGTAATCGTGGCCGATACGCCTGCGAATGGAGCCTGCAACACGAATGGTGCTTGCCCCGGCTCGTATCTAATCTGACTTGTGCCGTTGTTATAGACATACCTTTCTGGCAACGCAAAGCCGTCTCTAAACGGAATCTGCGGCTCCACCCATTGCCAAGTCTGGATCACCGTGTACTTGCCTCCCGCGTATGACTCAGTCGTAAAGCCGTTCGCACCGGGCAGTCCTTGCCACCCAGCAAAGGTCATAGCGCACCCAAAGTTGCAGCAAGTAGCATCAAAGCCAAGGAGATAGTCGAGAGGGAATGTAAGAACGAAGTACGCGGGGCACTGTCCGTACAAGCCCTCACAGTACGCAACGGGCTCCGCATCGTTTGGTTCAAGCAACTGCCGCGCTCCTGTCACATATGCGTACCAAGTGCGCGCTCCGCACCAGTTCGTGTAGCGAAGCGACAACGCCCGAACAATGCCATCGGCTGGCGTAGTAGCCGATCCGGTCAGACCGAGCCACGAGTAGTCCTCGATTGGCACGATCGGGCCGAACTCGGTCGCGATCGTCGCCGATCCAAGCAGCGTCTCGCTCACACCTGTGCCGTCAATCGTTCCTCCAAGCTGCCAGAAGTACTTGTGAGACACAGACGCTGGCACGATTGAGTTGAGATCGTTGCCGACTGCGATGAACCGAAGACCTGGCGTCGTCGCGTCGCAAGCCTCAACATTCACATACAGCGTCGGCATGTAGTAGATCGCATCATCGACTGCACCCAACTCGGTTGGACGAATGGTGATCTTAGTGAAGGCCAGATACATGGAGCCGAACTCAATCTCCACGCACGCGTCCAACTGCTGCACAGTCATCGACCCGCCCGATACGCCAGTCGGAAGCGTCGCCGTAGCACCAGTGGACTGCCATGTGCAGCCTGTGCGCCCGCTCACCAACTCGAATGCTCCTTCGATGTGAATGGTGATCTCGCGCGAGACAGTGCCTCCACCAGTGATTGGGATAGTTCCCGCTGCAGTCTCAATGTCAAGCACAAGGTCGATCGTGCTGCCTTCTTGAAACGGCTTGATGCGTTCACCGTAGCAGTGCGCCGCGTCCTCGCACTTCCACGGCAGGTCGGCAAGGACGCATGGGTTCGTGCTGCAGCAGCAGTGCCGATGAACAGTCATGTCGTCAGGTAGCCGAGTTGCGTCGCTGTCTTGATCACGGGCCAGTACTTCACCTTGGCGATTGGGCCTGCTGGGAAGAACGCCTCGTAGCCCGGTCGTCCGATCACGAAGCGCGTGGGAGTAAATGTCGCGCTCAACGATGTCGGCCCGGCCGATGTTGCAGACCCATTGAGGTCGACCTTCACCTCGGCCGTCGAGAGGCTTGCATCGAATGATGCAGCGAACCGACTCGCGGTGTTGGCTGTGAAGGTGCGATTGGCTTCCGGTGCTGCGCCTGTGCCTCTTGCCGCTGCGAACAGGCGAGAAGCATTCGTGAACACCTCCCATGTGGGCTGGTCTGCGGCGGTCATGAATCCGATGCGCACCGGGTATGAAGCAGAGTTGCTCTGCGTGAAGCGTCCGCTGTAGAAGAGCGTGCCAGCGGTCGTGCTGTACCCGAGCGCACTGATGTCGCTCATGGTCAACTGGTCAGCATTGCGAGTTGCGGTCGCGGTCGTTGTGACGATGTAACTGGACGAGCCATCACCATCCTCTAACTGTGCGCCCCATATCTCAATGGCATCTCCTGATGCCACGACACGGAACCCGACTTGCTGCGCTGCGGTTGTGGCCGCAAAGGTGTACCGCGTCCATGTGCTCGTGATCGCTTGCGTGGTGTAGGTGGAGCCGTTGTTGGTCGTGTACTGAATCGCTCCTGTGCCAGTCACGCGACGCAGCCACACGCTGAGTGTGCGCTGCGCGGATGATCCAATCGCAGCCGATGCAATGATGGTCGCGTTCGCTGCAGTTGCTGTCAGCCGCAACGCGGTCGCGTCGTTGCGCGGACTCAAGTTGTTTGTGCTCGTGCGCGTGAGGTTCGTCGTCGTCCAGTTGTTCTGCGATCCGCCAGCAGCTGCGAAGGTCTCGCTGAAGTTCAAGCGGTTCGTCGTCTGATGTTCGCACAGCAGTCCAAGTCGCTCCAGCGTCACCGGATCGTGAGTGAACCGCGCTACGCCTGCCGCAGCAGACGCGACGAACCCAAGGGAGTCAATGTATGTGCCAACTGTCGCTCGCGTCAGCGTCAAGCGTGCGTCGAGCGCGTTCGTCGTGAAGTCGAACGCGAGCGTCCAGTCGCCTGCAGATGTGTCACCGTGCAGCACCCACTCGTTGCTGTTGACCTTGGTCACATAGGCGACCGAATACTGGCTCTTGAGCGCAGCACCGTTGGCCGCTCGCAGGGTCACTCCGCTCATCGGCCACACTTCGACATCTCCCACGCCGCGCATGATCTGCACGGTGCTGCCGATGCGAATCGGCTGCGCCGAATCCGTCGGCAGGTAGACGCTGCGCGATCCGTTGGTCGTGAATACGAGACACGCGTCGTGCAGGTCGGGCGTGAGCGTCACATCTGTGTTGACATTGATGACCTGTCGACCATTGACCGCAGCCACATCACCAATCGATCCGCGATAGGCGAACAGCAGGCCATCGAATGTGTTGAGTGCGAGTTCCCCATCCGTGACCTCGCCGCTTGTTGGGTACAAGCCCGATGCTGCACTTCGCTTGAGTTGAATGATGTCGGCCATGTGTCAGACCCCGTATGAACCGCCGTCGATTGCGTTGACGAATCCGGTGAAGCCAGCAGCACACGAGCCGCCGACCGGGTTGGGATACCAGAATGCGTACTGCATTCGCCCTGTGTCAAGTCGCAGCGTGGTCATTGGAACGACGGTCGTGTTTGGCACTCGCACGATTCGGTAGCCCTCGCTGCCACTGATGCTGTCGCTGGCGTGCGTGTAGCCGTTGCGCAGCGCAGATGTGTTGCCGATCTCGTGGATGTTGATCGCCCAAGTAGATGGGCTGGCGGTTGAGCCATCCGTGAGCGACCCACTCAGCGTGCCTTGTCCCGGCGTGGCCGTTGTGACAGTTGACTGGCTGCCCTGCAACACGACCTTCGTCCACGAATACTTCCAGAGGTATTCACCAGTGCCCGATCCCTGCAACGCCGATGCGCTGTCGATCTTCGCGAGGAAGATGCCACCTGCGCCGCTGCTGGCTCCGTTCGCGGCGATGACCTTCAACTGCTGACCGAACTCGCTCACGAACTGCGCAGCGGCGACGATCTGTCGCCACGCATCCGGGTTGAGTGCGCCGATGCCCTTGGTGATCTCTGGCTTGATTGGCATGGTCAGTCAGCGCAGACGCTGTACGAGCCGAGCATGGTGTAGAAGTTCGCCGTGTTGAGGAACGGCTGGAACCACTTGACTTCGCGTGCCTGATTCGCATCGAGCTGCACGCGACCATCAGACTCGCGCGTCGGCACTTGGCGCAGGTGGTAGTACTGATCGCCAACGAAATCGAACTGCACTTCCCAGACGCACTTTCCGATGTTGCTGACCTTGACTCCCTTGAAGAGCAACTGACCGACTGCTGCGCCTTCAAGCGTCGTACTGTTTCGCTTGCCAAGGTTCGACCAGATTGTGCTCCACGGCACTGGGTTGGTCGAGTTGTTATAGCGGCGAGATATCTGAAGCGTCGTCTGCCAGATGAACTGCGAGACGGGTTCGCCCGCGCTGTCCAACTTTGTTCCCGCGATGTCGCTGCCGCTGGGCGTTCCACCCGCTGGCACAGTTGCGCTGCGCCAAACATCAACGAATGTTCCGCCGACATCGCTCTGCACTGTCACGAAGGTAGACAAACTCTGTTGCGCTCCCCACTCGACCGTGACGGTGTATGCACCCACGCTGTCTTGGATCGCCTGCACGCTGACGGACTGGCAGATCATGTTGATGCCAGTGAACGGATCGGTCTTGATGGTGCCTGTGTTGCCCGGTGTATATCCCGGTGCAGCCGCCGCATCCTCTGCTGATGTCTCGCCAGTCACGATGAAGGTCATCGAGCCAGACGGATCGACCTCCGAATACTTGTAACTCTCGTTGGTCAAGTAGTACGCCATCAGTTCAGCACTCCTGCGAAGGCTGCGGTGTTCTGTGCGATCTGCGCGAGGTAGCGGTTCGCTTCGACCATGACGGGCTGCATAGTACCGTCAGTCGCCATTGCGCTTGTTGCTCCTGCAGCTCCTTGCCTTGCGACAGCTGCAGATTCAGTCGCGGTCGCGATGCGATTCAGCAGGTCTGTCTGCGCAACAGACTCTGACAGCATCTGATCGCCTTGATCGCCAGCCAACTTGAACTCCCCGAAGGCCGTGTCAAATGACTGCACCATCGACTGCGCCTCGTCAGGCTTCTTCGTCAGTGCGAGTTGCGCCTGCAACTGATCGAACTGCTGCAACTGCGCATCGGTCGCACCCTTCTCGGCCAACTTCTCTCGCTCGAATGCCACATCGCCGATCTGTGACTTGCGCACTTCGTCCTGCAGGTTCGACAAGGTGCTTGCGATGTCCTCTTGATCCTTCTTGGCCTTCTCTGCTGCTGCGATGGCGCTCTCCATCTCCATTGCCTTCGTCACGGCATCGTCGAGGTCCTTGCCGAGCAGACCAGCAGCTTCTGCCAGTCGCCTGATCTGCTGCTCGCGACTGGTCGTCGCTTCCATCAGCGACTTGTCCAAGCCCTTCATGAAGTCGCCCCACGCCTTCTGACCTTCAGCAAGTTGCGTGCGCTCCTCGATGGCCGCGTTCAGCAGCAGCGCATCGTTGATCGCCTTCTGATCTGCACCCGCCTGCTTCAACTTGTAGACCAACTTCTCCTTCTCGGTCATCAGCGCGGTGTCTGCCTGCTGCTGCAGGTCGTCCATGATGCCCTTCACATCCTCCGCGATCTTCTGCTGCTCGTTGAAGAGCGCGATCTTCTCTTGCAGTGCCTGCGCCTCTGCGAGTTGCGCGGGGCTCGCACCGAGTCGCTGCATCTCGCCCAGCTTCTTCTGATCGTCGGTCATGCCCAACTGCGATGCCTCAAGGCGCAGGTCGTCCATCATCTTGCCGAGGTCTTCAAGACGCTTGGTCGCTTCCTTGTCGTTGACCTTCGGGATGAGCGGGTTGCTCTCGACCGTTGCCTTCGCGTTCTCGTATCCCTTCGCAATGCCTTGCACGACTGCGATGCTTGCGTTCGGAACGACCGCATCAATCGCAGCACCGAATGCTTCCATTGCATCCGTGCCAGCAGACTTCGCAGACTCCTTGGCCGTCTCAAAGGCAATGCTCGCCGCGCCACCGATAGCACCGCTGACATCGTGCCCAGCACGAGCCAAGAACTCAACGGCGTAGACGATCGCTTGGATGACCTTGAGAATGCCATACCACGCGAGCATGAACACGCCGTTGACCAAGCCAGCGAGTGACTGCACGATGTTGAATACAACGCGGAAGATGTTCGCGACTGCGGCCACGAGATCGACAACTACCGCAAGCGTCAGAGCCACCGCCTGAAGCCCGCCCATCATGCCATCGAAGTTGCTGCTCATCATCTCGCGCAACGAGTCAGCCATGTCCTTAACGGCTGGCCCGAACGCGCTCGCGAACATCATCTTCAGGTTGTCGAAAGCGCGGTACATCGCATCGACGCGATCTGATGTCGCATCGAGTCCAGTGATCATGCTGTCTGGCAACTTCAAAGAGTCTGCGATTGACCTGGCCTCTGCAAGTTCTTCCGCTGTGGCATTGACGGCTGCGGCCATACCGATGCCACCACGACCGAACAGGTCGCGCAGAGACTTGATCTTCGCGCCTTGCGTACCCAACTGACGCACCTTGCCCAGAACGACCTCAAGTGCCTGCGCTGCGTCCTTCCCTTGCAGTGAGTTGATGTCAATGCCAAGTCGCTTGAACTTGTCTGCCGCGTCCTCGCTGCCTTCAAGTGCATTCTCCAACTCAATCTGCAGTTTCTGCATCGAACTTTCTGCAACACCTGCAGGCACGCCGATCATCGCCATTGAATCACGCAGGCCAGTCAGCGCAGACGAACTGATGCCGAGCGCGATTGCTTGGTCGTTCAGTTCGCTCGCCTGCTTCGCCATCGCAATGGTCAACCCAATCGCACTCGCCGTGGCTGCGACCATGCCAGCAGAAAGCAGTCCGACTCCGGCTGCGCTCGTGATCGATAGTCCACCGACCTGCTTGACAGCTGCCTTCGCTCCATCAAGTTTGCTCTGCAGTCCAGCGACAACGCCTTGACTGCTCTCGGCGCGCTTCTGCAGCGCCGTCAGATCAACTCCACCATCTGCCTTCATCGTCACGCCGCGCGACTTCAGCACTTCGGTCGAGCGTCCGAGTTTCGATTCCTTGCTAGAGACCTCTGCGCCGATCTTCGCCTGCTGCGCCTTGAGCACATTCAACTTCTGCAGCAGTCGTTCCTGCTTGCCGAGCATCGAGTTGTAGGCTGCACCGCGTGCCGTCGAGGCGTTGATCTTCGCTTCTTGTGACTGATACGCCTTCGTAGCAGCCTGCAGGTGCGGAAGCAACTTGCCCATCTTCTCAGCAGACTTGTCGCGCTCGTAAAGCATTCGCATATGCTTCGCGCCTGCGTTGAGATCGCCCTGTGCCTTCGTTGCCTTGTCAGTAGCGGAAGCGAGCTTCGTCTGAAGCTTGGCAATGCCCTCAATGGCTGCTGCAGCGTCCTTTGACTTGCCTGCAGCACGCTGCATGACTTCAAAGACCTTCTCCATCGGGCCGAGGATGCCGCCGAGACCTGGAATAGAAGACAGCGCACCGCTCATGTCGCTCTTCAGCGACTTCACCAGCGATCGCGCCTTCTGCGTGCCCTTCTCCAGACCTTGCGTAGAGGCACCGATGTTGACGAATAGATTGCCTACTGTCGCCATGTGGTCAGGATAGATGGCTGCGTGTGCGTTTCATAGTGCGAGCGTCATTGCTGCTTGGCTTTGGCGTTGAAGGCTTGCGCGAATGCAAGGAACGCCTCTTGCGCCTCACCGATGTCTTGCTCTGGCTTCGGCATGAACGGCATGAAGTCCTTCGGCTCGAACGGCTTCTTGCCCGGTCGGCGATTCATGTTCGCCTGCAGCGCACACATCAACCCTGTCTGATAGTCAGAGCGCCATGCACCGATCGGCTCGACAGAATCGAACGCGATCCACTCGGTGAGTTCCGCAGAGTCAATGCGGTCTAGCAGTTCGCCGACCGTGCATCCGAGGGCTAGCGCGAGTCGGAAGTAGAAGCGTCTTGCGCCGCCCCCTCGGAGTTTCCCGCGAGTTCCTCGACATCGTTCGACGACAGGCCAGACAGACGCTGCGCGATGGTGAACAGTTCGTCCAGCACCGCAGCTGGAAGATCACCAACAGCGTCCACCTCGGTATCTGCGAACAGGCGTGCGCCCTTCTCGTCGCACAGTGCGCGGCACAGCAACTTCGCGCGAATGTTCTCGGTGTTGAGCACGCGCGTCTTGCCACGCTGCTGGAAGCACGCAGACTCAAATGCGTCGCGCTCGCGGCCAGTCAGGCTGCGGATGTACACGGGTTCAGACAGGTCGGCGACATTGACTCGCTCGATCTTGAGCGAGCCACGCAGTGAGAGCAGGTTTGCCTTGAGAGACATGTAGTTCCTTTCGGTTAGGTCAACGATCCAGTACCGCTGAATGGTAGCAATGAAAAGGCGGCGGCAGGCCGAAGCCATACCGCCGCCCGTCCGGGGGACTTGTGTCAGGCGACCGAGATCGCGCCGCTGATGCGCAGCGTGTAGGTAGCCGAGACCGCACCATCCAGCGCGGCCTCGGTCGAGACCGACTGCACATACGCGCTGAAGGTAAAGACCGGGCCACTTGCGCCCGATGCGCCGAAGCGCAGCACGAACGAGGTCGGGCTTGAACTGCCTGCGGTGGGAAGATCAGGCAGAGCAGCGGTGTCGACCATGACGGTCACTTCGACCGTGCCGCCATCGCGAGTGCCCATGATGTAGTTCTTGGAGGTGTCGGACAACTGCGTGACATCGATCTCGGCCGTGCTGATGCCACCGAGATTGATCGCCGTGATGATGCCGCTGACTGCGGTCGCGCCAGTTGTGAATGCTGTTCCGGTTGTGCTGATTGCTGCCATTGGTGGTTCCTATTACGAGGTGACGGAGGTGACGGTGATTGCGCCGCTGATGCGAAGCGTGTAGGTGGCTGTCACAGCACCATCCAAGGCTGCTTCAACGGAGATGTTCTGCACGAACGCGTTGAACGCAAAGCGCGGGCAAGCGTTGCCGACTGCAGGAGTGCCGAATGTCAGCGTGTATGCGTCAGCCGTTGCATCACCTGCGGTCGGAAGAGTGACTGCGGCATTCGCGGTATCGACATTGACGGTCACTTCAATCGTGCCGCCGTCGAGCGTGCCCATCACATAACTCTTGGAAGTGTCGCCGATGCCAGTGACATCAATCTCTGCGGTGCTGATGCCGCCGAGGTTGACCGCGGTGACATGGCCCTTGATGTTGGTCGCGCCTGCGCCTGCGAAGATCGTTCCGATTGTGCTGATTGCTGCCATGTCAGGTGTCCTCTTGGTACAAGATCGAGTAGATGCTTGAGTGCAGGTAGGCTCCAGTTGCCTCTCCTGCGCTCGGCGGTTGGTAGTTCGTCAGACTCTTGGAGTGTAGTGAGTGAAGGACGCGGATGGAAGTCGCACCAGCACCAGCCGTGCTGTAAGTCCACAAGGTCGCTCCATGCAGGCTGGCGTAGATAACCTCTGCGATCTCGCTGCACTGCTTGGCCGTAGCAGCCACGATCGCCAACTCTACCTCTGCCTTGCGCAGCGTGGTCGCGCTCGCCACCAACGCACCCGAGGTCTCCTCTTGGGTCAGCGAAACAACGATGCAGGGCAGCGCACCGTCCTGTGCGCGAGCCTCCGGGTAGATGCGCGCGCCGACCACTCCGCTCACGCCTGCGTTGGCCGCGAGACGAGTAACCACAGCGCGAACGATTGGATACATGGTCACGCTACGCCCTCCGCTTCGATCTGCTGCTTGACCACAGAGACGAAGGTCGCCTCTGCCTGTGATCGATTCGACTCAAATGCGGGTCGCATGAATGGCTTCGCCTCAATCTTGCGCGGTCGCACCTTGCGGCCGAAGACATGAGTAAGCCGGAAGCCGAACTCCAGCAGGTGCGCGAGCGTCGCCTGCAACTTGGCACCTCGCAGCTGCTTTGGTCGCTGCCTTGCAGACTGGCCGTAGAACACGGCGAGCCTGCCGATCGTCTTGTATCGACTGCCCATGCGTCCCTTGACTCGCACCATGATGCGAGACGCGATAGATTTTCGCACCGTATTGGTAGGCTCTTGCACACTCAGTGCCAGAACATTGGCCTTGGCTGACTTCATCATGCGCTCAAGTGCAGGCTTGACAGCCCTCTTGAACACTCGCTCCTGCATTCGCGGAGCGATGCCCTTCAGTCGCATCTCTAACTCCTTGTCGCCTGTCA